GGTGAACTCAACCACATGAGGTATCAACTCCATTGCGAGAACCACCCCAGGAAGCTTAACGATCTCAGTCCCTGTCAAGGATCGTAGGAATTTTCCCCTTCCCTTGAGCTTGGATAAGTCACGTAGTGCTTCAACAGTCGGGCGGATGACATCATAACCTAGAGCCAAAAGCTGCTGGTCTTGTATCGTGATTTTAGCCAGCTCTGAAGCTATCACGTGTTGGGAATCTTGGAGACTCGGGGTGATATCCCCCGTCACTATCCTGAAGTCCATCGACATTTCACTCTCTAAGATGTATTGTTCCAATAACCCTTGCGCTTCATCGATCCCAGATCTCAGTCCTCGAGGCTGATATGGGAAACGTTCGAGAAAGACTGAATCAGAGAAAATGGTGTTTCTTTCATCGATCTCAGTTAAGCAATCCTGACACTCCGGAACTGTTGCCCAATATTTACCTGAGTGGGAGATAGTCTTTGGAAATGACCAATTAAGTAGAAGGAGAGAAACATTGTGACAAAGGAGATGAAGAAAGTTGAGCCTATAGTTCACTGATCTGTTTCGGAAAGCTGAGTGGGTATTTGTCGTTGTCTTTACGTGACTCATCATGTTCTTGACCTGATTGGGTAAGATCTCTAATCTAAATCCCCTTGCTGCAAGATGATGAGTTCGGGTTCCACTTTTTCTTTTGTTTGTGAAAACTTCTCTTTCCTCCGGTGTCAGATCAACATAGCTTTCCAACACCTTCAAGATGAGCTCATGAAAAGTAGGAACATTTTCAGGTAAAGGTCTAGATGTGTCTAGATTGACAGTCGTCAACAACATCAAGAGCTTCTTCACGTTATTGACGATAATGTTGTAAGTGTCTATCGCGACTGGAGCAGCATAGGTTCCGGATGGAGTCGAGTCACCGAGGAAAGGATCTCCATACATTCTCGAAAAATGGGGAGTCTTGAGATGGGGAGTAATCTCTACCACTGGTTTGACTTCGTACACAAAGTGATCGTCATACCAAGATGAGGGAGCCTCGTGTTCGTGAAGAATCAAGGTTTGGTGTTGGATAGGTGGGTATGTGATGCCATTGATATCAAACCCCCAACTTCGATTCCGAAGCTGTTCTGCCAGCACCGTGGGACAATTGAAATCGGAGAAAAAGATCTTCATTCTTTTCACCCCTGTTGGAAACAAAATGGACCTTCGAAATGAATGGGTTTCTGCTTCACGACGGTTCATCGAATTCAGCAATCCGACAATCCTGTACTGGGACTCCCCCGTGTCTACGAGGAATCTAATCATAGACTTGGAACTCGTGAACTTCTGTATAAATTGATCCTGGATAGTACAAGGAGAGCATTCATAAACGGCTGATGACAATTTTGCATCGTAATAATCGGCTGAAAAGATGGTCTTAATAAAGTCTTTTTCATAGGCTGATGCTGTCCGGTCGAACAGTGCGCGTACAGTCCGGTTTCTTGCAGATCTCCTAATCTTTTCTCTGACTTTCCTGACCAATAAGGATTTTGCGCTCGAAGGTCGATTGATCGGAAGTGAGTAAGGGTCAGCCAGCAGAAGTTTCAGAGGCTTTCTACGAGATACTGGGAGAGAAAGACCTTTCTGAAGATGAGGTAAGTAATCCGGGTAGTTTCGCTCAACAAATTTCCCTAGACCACAGAATGCTGAGACAAGATCGGATTCAGCTCTCACAAACATATTGTGAAGGTAGATGATAGGGAAACCTCCAAGAGCAGACGGGATTAGCATCAGAGAAACCATCTCACTTTCATTGAGATCTCTATAACTTGGATGATCTTTCAGGTAAAAGAAGGACCAGGTTGTTGCGACCAAATAGGGAGCTATCTGATTGATCCCATAACCTGTTGCGCTATGAGCGTTGCTAAAAGCTGAAGCTATATAATCGTCCAAGCTTGTGTGAAAAGCGTTGTGAGCTCCGTAACATTTCTGAATCTGCCGAAATGAGCTGGTTAATGCAACGTCTTCTACATAGATCTTCTTCGAGAAAGCCATCACAGCACTAGAAGCCCAAGACTCTTGCAGCTTCACCTCATGACCAAAACTGTCTAATCCTTCTCTCAGGTCCATCTTCAACTGAGCAGCCAGATTGGCCATACCTTGTTCTTGAACATCCTTCTTGGGAATAAGAAACCTGACTCTGACATCATCTCCTTTGCATAAGATGTCAAACTTGTAGGCACAATCTCGTAAAGAATATCTCAATTGCTGGATGTAGACAATCATCCACAATTCTTGAAGCAGGCCTTCAATTCCCCCTAGTTGACCTTCCCAGTAAGTCACTTTCTCTCGTCCGATGTTATACAACAGAGCGTGCTCGAAAGCTTCATGAGCCTTTGAAAACAATTCGGTACCAGTGATGGCATCCAGTACAGCTGACGAAGGGGGTCCCACAGTATCTACAGTGAAATTGTTGTTCCAAGACTTGACATCACAGCAAACTGTTAGTGAGAGCAATCCTCTATCGCCTCTCTCCATCTTGCTGAATGCGTACATCTTCTTGATTAGTTCCAATTCACTGAGGACTAACGCTTGATGTGAAGAATAATGCTCGAGAAACTTCTTACAAAACTTGATGATCACTTGATTGAGAGATCGACCTAAGTAAGTTTGGCATCCAAAGAATCTTGCTAAAAGTTTCAATTCCTTCTCTTTCTCAACCAGTTTGATCGCAAAGTTCTCTATGAATTCTTCCACGGATGTGAATTTGGATCCAAATTCCTTGGCAAAGCTAACATGGTCGATGTCGGCAGGACGTCCCATGATGAAAGCAAGAAGACATCTTTCAAATTTCCAATCGTTCGGATCATAATCTTCTCGGTTTTTCAGAAACTTTTTGTAAACTTTGGATTGTGAGTGACTGATTGTAGTGTCTTTAAGGTGCGGCAGCATGTTCTCCAAGTAGTCCACGTCCATATGCTTCCGGAGAGTAACGGTCGACCAGTGTTTGTTCTCGATAGTACCTAAGTGATTCAGGCTTGGGTCATTGAGGTCACGACCTGTTCTAAAGGCCAGTTTCATTCTTGGGTGAGTATCTT